TAATCCTCGCTGTGGAAGCGGTATTGTTTCTCACCTGTGATTTGTGTGTAGTTATGAGGTGTACCAGTAAAAGCGATAACCACCCGACCGTATTCGCCGGGATGGATTTCTGCGCATAAGTCTTTGACTTTAGCGTTTTGCTCTGCCGTCAATTCCATAATAGATTCTCCCAAATCTTTTTTATGGCGGTCTCCGGCAAGACACGCTTATATTTAATGCTTATTAAGCACTCAATAACGGTAATACGACCTCTTTATGAAATTTCTCTATACTTCGTGAAACAGGGTCAAAAGCAATTAATGAATCTCCCCAATTCTTACCAGTGATTTTTTCATATTCTGAAAAGTCAGACATCAATTTATTTCCACTTAATTGCATTGTGTATTCACTATCTGATATAGCTATAGTATCATTTGAATTAATAGGCAAACTGTTAAATTTTAGCCAATCTATAATTTGTTTATCCATTACTTTGCTCCCTTAAACATAGTTTTAGATATTTCCATTATATCATCTAATAACCCATCAAATTCTGGCAATTTAATGTTATTACTCATAATATAACTTGTATTTGCAAATATTTCAAGTGCCTTTGTCTTTTCGTCCCAACTTCCATGCCTGAATGCTGTTTTTATCTTATTGTCTGATAAAGCACTTATAATATCACTTATTCCGGGGTCAGAATCTTTTAATGCTTTATATAAATCATCATATTTTTTTAAATTCATCTGGATTTTTTTACTTGCTGTTTCTATAGCTCTTAAAAACTCTTTGTTTTCCCATGATTTTATTTCTAATACATCGTATCTATGAGCTAATTCATGGCTTAATACCATATTGGCATGGAGATAAAGGCTTTTTAATGATTTTTTATGATATAAAATAGCGTCTACTTTTGGGTCTGGATCGTATCCAATACGAACCATAAAATCATCATGTCTTATTACTGTAGATTCTATATATTTTGAATAAATACTTTTATAAGGCTCTTCCATGTTTTGAACATATTGTTTGAAGTCTTTAATTCCTTTTTGTAAACTTTTTTCTGAATCTATTAATACACCAGCGTCATTTAATTTTATTTTTTGTTCATCAGATAATGGCATACCTATTATTTCAGCCAATATTCTTTCATCTTTGTCTATAATTGAATCCGCTTCACCAACCAATTCCTGATAAAACGCTGTGGCAGTACACCGGCATTGATAATCCATACCGGGGTGGAGTTGAACCGCGCCCATCGGTCTAGCTTGCCATGTTTTTCCTTCGTCTGTGCTTAAAACAGTGGAATCGTCCCAACGGCACAACGCGCCGTCCATAGGTCTATGTGTTGAACGCACCCTTTCATCTCCGGCAGTTTCCCACACATACATTGTCAAGCCTATGCTCTCCATTCTCATTTGAGTTATTTGACCGTTCAATTTTCCTATCTGGTCTCTGGCAAGAAAATCAGCGCGGCTCTTTGAGATTTTATCGTCTAATGCTCTTATTTGTTCGCGCAGGGTTTTAACTGTTGCGCCTGTTGTAACTGCTTGCTCTGTTAAAGAGTTTATCTGTCCGATATATTTCTGCATATCGCTTCGGATTAACTGATAATTATTATAAGCCCATGTATCTCTTGCGTCTGTCCACCAATCCTCACCAACAGGAAACTCCACGCCGAAAATAGACTTTGCGCCTTTTTCATACTGTCCTTCATTGAAGTCAAAAACGCTGTCCGCTATTTTACCCAATCCCATATAAATAGCGGAACCGCTTACCGCTTCGTTATCTTCGGGAACGTATTGCGCGAGCCAGCCATTTAATGAATCTATCATTGTTTTGAANGTTTTNCCCGGTACAGCGTCTAATCNAGTAACNGAAATATCCTCNGCGCTGTCTGCATGGAAATCAACNGAATCACCGCGTAATANTTCNTCNTGGTTTTCTTTGATGTAGTTATGAACATACTCCTTCATCGGTTTAAGCCACGCCCGAATACTCGCGCCATAACGTGCTTCTGTTGCGAATGGATAAAGCCACCGCTGCGGCTTTATCTTCTTACTCCGCTGTGCGCGGCTCATTTTCGAGCGGTTGACTTTTATTACATTCACCAAAGCGGCGCGTATTGTATCATTCATTATTTATCTTCCGCTTTTTCGCCTTCGCTATTTTCGCCTTCCTTTGGTTCATCTTCTGGATTTGGCGGTGTTGGTGTAGTAACAACCTCTGGCAATTTTTCTTCTTCTTCAAACTCTGCCGGCACTGGTATTGCGTCCAGCGTCTTTCCGTATTTTAGGAACTTCACTTGATACGCTTCAAGAACACCCATCTCAACATAGAGTTTGTACGTCTCCGCTTCCGTCTTTTCTTTTTCGGTCTGTATTTTCTCAAGTTCCGCTTCCTCTTTTTCGTTCATTGTTTGCAGGGGAAGGAACTTAATATATGGTTCTTGAATTTTTTTCCACTCACTGATGATACGGATTATTCTTAAAATCATTGGATATGATTCTGTGTTTTGTAATGAACGAACACCGTCATAGTAATTACGCATATCTGATTCACCTGTTGCGTTCATGCCTCCAGGGGAAACACCAAACAACCGCGTTATCGGATAACCAGTATCAGAAGAAATCAACATGAACAAAATATAAAGTATTTCAGGTATTCCGCGAAAATCAAAAACATCACGAGTAAAATCTTCCTCACTATCAAGATATTGCGAGCGATATGTGGAACGTGTTAAATCATTAACTTCCACGCGGCGCATAAGTGCTTCCTTGCCTTCGGCTGATGACAACAACACCGCCAAATCCTTAAACTTAAATTTGCCAACACCCATTTCCTGCAGTAACTGGTCTATACTGCCAAGTGAAGAACCAAGAGTTTGTAATCTTGATTCAGCGCGTTGAATAACGGATATTCCCCAAAATCTCTGTTCTTGTGTGAGTATTGTTTCAGACCGTTTCGGCAAATCGTCTCCGTGCATTTCGATAATGCGCGTATAATGAACCATCTTTAAGCCGGTATTGCCATTTCCATAATCAAACTTTACTGGATATAGAACAGGCAAGCCAAAGCGCGGTTGCGTTGGATCGTTCTGCCATTCTATAGTTGCAAAGTCAATTTCTGTTCGGTCAAGAACTTTTAACTTTTCAAATGAGCGTATTCTTTTTGGGTTCAATGGTTCTGACATATCCATACCGTCAATAACAGAGATAAGAATAGCAGAGCCGCCCTTGAGCCTGTTCCAATACGTTGCTTTTTTTAATTTTCCTAAAGCGTCTATATCTTCCATGACAGACGCATACTCGTCTATCAATGTCTTTGTCTTAATTTCATCGAGGTCGGGAAATTCGTATTCCCAACCTTCGCGGTACATATCATCGGGCAAGAGTTTCACAATACGCGCAGCCAGACCATCTTCCGCGTACATGGAATCAAGTTCTGAATCGGAGAGTAATTGCTCACTGATATGGCGCGTTTGTTTTTTCTTCGCTGTTCTTGAAGCGTTAAGACCTGTAAGTAAATTACTCCAGCCGTCTTTAACAGATTTAATTATCTGCGGTATGCCGGGTTTATTATCACTCATATATTCCCTCCTGAATATATTTTGTTCCGACAACCCCGGCAGATTGTTGAAACTATAAATTACTTTACATCGTAATTGTACCGTCTATAAAAACATTCTCTATTCCTATCGGCTTTAATGATATGTGCAATATAGTTTTTAGGAAAGGAATAAAAAACACATCAAATATTTTTTCTTCCTTTTCCATATAACCAAGAAAATAAACTTCGCCTGTTGGATTTGGGTGGTTATAATATAATTTCAAATTTTGCCTTAAATTCATCAGCCGTTCTACTTCTTCTTTATCTTTAATCCGAACCGATGACCACGGCGGCTGTATATCGTCATCTTCTTGATTCATTTGTTCTACAAAAGAAATTAAATTATTTATTATTTCATTTTTTGTTTGTTCTTGCCACACATTAGGGGAGGTTGTTGTCGCTGTTGTATTCAATATCACTTCATTCAGGTTTTTCATAAAGTTAATTCTTTCTGTTTTTCCGCATCGGCGCGGTTGTATTATTTCTTTCATAACTATTTTTCCTCTGCATTAAGACATTGCGGACAACGAAGCCAATCTCCCACAACATCATTTTCATCTTTTTCAGTATTCAGATTACAATTAAAAACACCGCAAATAGCATGATAATTTGTCGCCTCATGCCTTTGGCTTTTGCAATCACCGCACGTTTTCTCTTGACAATCCAATTCAACAATTATCTTTTTCATATTTTTCCCCACTCTCTCAAATATAACACCGCCGCCATAAAATAGCAACTTTAATCTTTGTATAATTCATCGGTAACACCCTGCGTATCCCACAGCGCGTATCCTGCGGAAAGGTTGTCCACTTGGTCATCATGCGTACCGAGCGGAAAACTTTCTATTTCCTCTAACCATTCCTTGAGCCACGGCGCATTCAA